GCAGCAATCTGTCGGTCGCCGTCTACTGGGACTGGTGTAGTAAAGAATGAACGGTCGTTGCCGTTACCCTTAAGTGCACCAATGCCTAAGTACTCTTTTTGTACTATAATCAAGTCTTCTGCCTGTACATAGCGATCAAGAACAATGTCTAGGTCACCAAACTCAGACTCGTAAGTACCAACAATCACACCGAGTGCACTTTCTTGTCGGTCAGTCCGTACATACGGGCTAGCGAAAGAAGAAAGAACTCGCTTCTGTGTTGCGTTTACTAGAATCGTGTCTGGCTTTCCACCATCATTCCAGATATCTTGTAGAGCATCGACAAGAGTTTTCTCAGTTAGTTTAGCGTCAGAAGCATCTGTTACGTTGGCAGTAGTAGAGGTCTTAATAAACCCGTACAGTCCACCCATTCTTCGTGCTGCTTGTGCAGTGTTAGAAGAAGGAAGGTCATTCCTGATACCGTAGTGAGCAGCTCTTTCAAGCTTAATTACGATTTCTTGGAACTTCTTAGCAAACTCTCTATCAAACTCATTAGTAATACCAAACTTCTCAACTGACTCTGAAGTACCAGAAACTGATACTGCATCGTGGAAGATCTGAGTGTAATTACTATCTGTGCCTAGCGCAGTTGAATTGTAAACCGTAGAGAAGGTCGCACCATCTGCTTGTAGGTTACCAAGATTGTAGATAGTCTGACCAGATACGTTAACATCTAGTCCGTGTGATGCGTCTTCTGTTTCATCTGCAGCTGCAATAGTTAGCGTACCTGCAGATGTGTTCATTGCTGTAACAACACCGTAAGTACGGGCTACGTTACCAACTGCAATCAAGTCACCTATCTTGAAGTAGTTAACTGAGGTTGTTCCAACTGTTAATGTTTCACCACCTGATCCGTCTGAACCAGTTAGTAGAACTTGTGAAGGGATTAACTCATCACTTTGCCATGTATGCGTTGTAGCAAGACAAGGGTACGCTAGTGAATCAGCACCTGCTACTGCAGATCCTGCTTCTGAACCCATGCCCAACATGGAAAGTAATGGGATATCCCTAGGGTCGATTGCATCAATGAATTCTGATACATTCTGTTTGGTAGTATAAGCACCGCTATCAAAGATAGACCTCATACCACCGGCGGCACCATCTGTGCCGGTAAATGCCGTTACCATTTAGGTATCCTCCAATTTGTTACTGGAGTCCAAAACTTTTCTTGTAAGAAATTATCTGACCTTGAAGTGCTACAGCCATTGCGAGTTTCTTTCCCTTTCGGGCCTCGTTATATCTTTCCTCCAGCTCAATTAGCCCTGCGTTGACAGCATCACTGCCATCGCGCCTACTCGTTGAGGCAGTTTCAGATCCACGCGATGTTCCCGGTGTACGGGACGCTTCTTCTTGTGCGGGTACTTGAGCATCTCTATTAGGTTTGACTGCAGCTAGTAATTCTTCTTTTAAGTTGTTTATACGCGCATCCATTTTAGATTCTTGCGCTTTTGAACTTAAGTCACCTGCCATTTGCCAAACCTGTTGAGGTGTTTGAGCACCGCTTAACGCACTAGGGTCAACATCAGGAAACGAACTTACTGCTTGTTGAACAGCCTGTGAAAGAACTTCCTGCCTTCGCATTTGTTGTTCTCTACGTTCTTGTTCAGCTTGTGCAGCAGCATCGTCACGCTGTTGTCTTTCTTCAAGAACCAATTTGGCTCCATCTGTGTCATCGGCTTCGATTAATCGTTGCTCAAGAGTGTTAATAGCTCCATCTTTGGCTTTAAGCTGCTCGTCATAATAAGATTGTAGTCCCGTGTACCATTCTTGGTATCTACCTTCTAGGTCACGTTCCTGTTCCCCCATTTTACGAGCCATGTCACCAACTCTTGAATTCAGATCTTTCTTTTCCGATTCTAGTTCTGCGATTTTGGCTTGCATGTCATCTGATGACAGATTGGGATTATCCTGAAGTGAGTCCGTGGACTGCTCCATAATATCCTCTGTTTCGTTAGTCATACTAATCCTCCATTCATATTTATTATAACACTATTGTCAACTTTTGACAAGTGTTAATCTCTGTATTTTGCCAATCTTGGCGTATTAGATGGGTATTGGAAGTACTGGTTTCTACCTTGACTTTGGTAGTTGCTACTACTTCCACCACCTACTAACATCTTTGTTTGATATATTAGTTTAAGTGCCTGTAACCATTGTTCAAACGTGTACCCACTTCCTATTGGGAATGTCCTATACATAGCTCTTAACATTCTTTGATGATTGTTTGTAAGAGTCTTTGAAGGGTTCATAAAGAAAGCAATTACGGACTTTTCTAGTTCAGTATCGTGGAATACCATAGTCATATGCCTTGTTACTTCTGCCCATGTAGGTAATCCACCTGCTCCATTTGTTGAAGGTGTTGTTACTTTAGAGGATGCAGAAGAAGGAATAGAAGCCTTTTTAGTTTGTACAACTGTACGAACTGGTCTTCTATTTATACTCTTAATACCAATTGCAGACGCTACTACATCAGCAAGTGCATCTATATACCAGTATGTTGCAATAGAAGCATCTTCTTTTGCTTTACCATTTGAATCTGTCATAGCAAGTAATGTAAGTACAGAAGGATGGTTTAATGCTTCTCCATATAGAGCGCGCATCTGTGGGTATATACTTTCCCACATATCTACGATGTCTTCTCTACTTGCTACACCATTTCTTCCAAATGTCTCAAAGATAAAGTCACCGGGAATTTCTTGATTCCCTTCGTAGTATCTTGAAGTGTGATAAGATTTAATCTTTCTTCCTTCACTAGATAAAGCAGGAGTTTGTCCTAAATCAAATAGCTGATAGTTTCTATTAATGTTATAAGCAGAAGCACCTGTAGAGGGGAACCCACCCTCAGATACAGAGAACTCATTAGGCGGCATGTTACCTGAAGCAACTTGGGGTAGTTGTCCAATAGCACCTAAAGGCCATCCAGATGTATTACGCTGTTTAAACTTCTCTTTTAGTTGGGCTGCTTCTTCGTACTTACCATCTTCATAGAGTTCATGTAATGCAGCAGCTTGTGCTTTTCGAGTCTCACTACCATTTACAAAGTACTCATAGTACAAAGCATGCATATCTATCTCAGTTGGATTAAGGTACATATTAATATTATTCTTTTTTGCAAAGTCTAGTAAGCGGTATACCTCATACGCCTTTACAAAGTCATCAAGAGTTTCCTGATTGTGAATAGTTCTCTCTTTGTTTGGAGAAAGGAAATGATACTGTTCTTTAAACGGAACGTCTAAATCAAGCTGTCTAGCTAGTTTTGTTATCTTTTCTTCATACTTGCCATCACGCATGTCCTCAAAAGTAATGTCTTCGACAGTAGTTAATCGTTTTTTAATCTGTGATACTAAATCAACTTCAGAGTAATCATTATGGTTTAACCAAATATCTCCGTATTCATTAGTACGTAACCACTCTAATACGTTTTCAACTGTTGGTTTTTTCCAAGTATCTTCAATAAACTGAACTTGTCTAGCAGTAGCAATTGCGTCTCCCCTACCAAGTTCGTAAGCAGCATTAATGTTTTCCTGTACACCTCGCATAACATTTTCAATTGCCTTATCTACAATGTAATTCATGTCTGCAGTACTGGCTTCATATATCTGGAAAGCTCTAAATGCTTCAGGGTCATCAGATTTAATCTTAGTTTCCCACGCCTCTAAGTCTTCGTAGTACTCATTCCAATTAGTTGCGTTTGTTCCCCTTATCGTGTATAAGTCTCTAAACTCTTGAGAGAATAGTGGAGGTACTTTACTCCACTTATCTTTACGAAGCATTTGCATATAGCTTTCAAGCTGCCATGCATTAAACATGTCAACTGTAATATACTCTCTAGGGTACTTTTGGTCTTGACGGTCTAGCTTTTCTTGAGCAATTTCATCTATGACATCTTCTACATCTTCTCTACTGACTGCTCTATATCTTCCATCTGGAAAAAGAGAATCAAGTACAGTTTCTATACGTGTTACACCTGCCATAGGATCATCTGCAAACAGTGTCATAAACATATCATTACGGAAAAGATTTTCTTTATGCATTTCTCTAAACAAAGAGATGTCACCAAATGACCTCTTATCTACAGCAAATGCAGGGTGTATTTCTCCATACTCTTCACCTTCTATACCAGTGTTTACACCTGTAGCCTCAAATATTCTAACTTTAAGTTCTTGTGTACTCCTTCTTCTTCGCTCACTTGCGTCAGCTCTAGCTCCAAAGAAAGTAAAGTTATCCATAGGCTGATCAGTAAGACCTGCTTCTTCTTGTATACTTCTTTGTGCATCTATAGGTGAAGATGGTACAGGAACTCTATCTGGAATAGCTTCTAAGTCCTGTTCGTACATAAGATTTAAATCATCTAATCCGCTATAGAACATACTTGTAGCTTGTGCAGTCTTAATAGGTGCAGTTTCAAACTTTTTATTATTTAAGTAATTTCGTACATAAGGATGCTCTTTAAATAATTCATCATAAGCTGCAGTTCTTTGTGTGCTAGACATTGATCTATTCTGTACTATGTCATAATACTCTTGCATAATACTTCCAGCATCTACTTTGTGTCCTGTTTTCGGATCAACTACAGTAGGATAAGGTACATTTACTGCCATACCTACTAGCATTGACCAAGTATCTCTTTGAGCACGACGTGAAGCAGCAGCTGAAACAACTTCAGCGTGTGTGCTTGCTAAAGCAGTTGAGTCTAGTTTCTCACCTGTAACAGGATCAATAGCCGGGTCATTACCTGTCAACTCATTACCAAAGATATCTCCACTACTTGCTCCAATAACAGAGAGTAGGGGAACATTAATTAGTGGGTCGTTTTTCTTTCGGCTCCACATGTCGTATGACATGAGTATTAGTTTTAGTTTTGGGTTGTTTTCTACATCAGGACCATTCCGCATAACTTCCTGCATTGCAGTGTTAAAGTACATCCAGTCGATTTCTCGAAGGTCTCTGTTAGTTCTAATTACCTGTGTCTTTGTATGCTTACCAAATAAAGAGGTTGTCCAACCTAGCGTTGCATCAGCCGGTCTAGTAAGTGAACCAAATACTTTTTCAGTCTTATCAACTTGCTCACCAAATGCACCTGACAATGTAAGTCCAGCTGTAAATAGTGGGTTAATTGGGAGCTTTAATACTCCTGCATATATGTCTGCTGCTTTTCCAAGAGTACTGTACTCATCAAAGTAGCGTAGTGGGTCATCTCCTGCAATTGTTGGGTCTTTAGCATCTCTTACACTTCTACCCCCTGCAGGGTAGTAATCAAACATATCATTCCAGAACAAAAACGCATCTATGTTCATAGCCGCGCCTTTAGGTGCGACGTTAGATTCTACTGCATCTACCCAACCACCTACGTTTAAACCACTAGCTTTAGCTAATCCATAGAAAGGTTGTGCCATCTGTCCTATTGGTAGGTCGTATCCTGTCCAACTAGATGAATCTCCTTCTCTGTTTATTTCTCGCATAGTCTGTTGGAAAGCTGTAAATTGGTTTAGTAGGTGAGGGTGGTCTACTAATGTTGCAGCTAACTTACCTGTAGTACGTGTCTGCCAAATATGCCAAGGACCTATCCAACGTAGAATATAATCTAAGTTATTTGTATTGTTGTAATCGTGTAGAATCCAGTCAGCATTAGCTCTACCAAGAGAGCCAGCTGTTCTACGTAAGTTGTTTGTTTCTTTTTCAAGACCTTTAAGTGCGTGTGTAAGTGACTCACCATCTTCTTTAGAAAGAGTATTGTAGGATTTTAAAGGTAATCTAGGAGTTATATCTAAACCAGTCTGACTAACTGAAGGGTCTTGTAATCCACTTCTAAGACCTCTATTTATAACGGAGGCTCTAGAGTTTTCAAATATCCGTTGCTCTCTAATAAACAAAGGAAGTATATCTTCAAGAGTATCATTAGTCATACCGTATATAGGCCAGCCTTTTTCCCACTGTTCTTGCATGTAGTTAACAACATTAATAAGTGCACGTCGGCGTATACCACGCTCTCTGTCTGCTTCTTCTTCAGACAAACCTGATTTACGTAGCCCACTTATAAACTTTTTGAAAGTTCCCTTAGTATCTTCTGGGTCTGCCAAGCCTTCAATTTCATCTATAACACGACTCATTTCTGCTTGTGCATTAGCTGGATCCATAAGACCCGTTCCCCCTGAAGTACCTGACCATGAGGTTCTAAAGCCCGTCCAGTTGTGATCACCACGAGAAGTCATACGGAAGTCAAGCCCAATTTGCTTTCTTTTCTTTTTAGTCTTCTTTGTGTATCTAGCTAACGCCATAACTTCTTTTTCAATGTCAGCTTCTGACGAACCTTTTTTAATAAAGATAGCCATTCGTCTAGCGTCTACCGGCCAACTGTCATCTGTAATAACTGCAACGTATTCTTGTACAGTTTCTATTCCGGTTCTAGGATCCACTATAATAGTCTGAGGAGTCTGTTGCATAAATACACGACCGTGAACTCCTTGTGAAGGTGCACCTTCTACTAACATATTGTCATCTCGTCTATGAATAGGCATACCATAGTTAGCAGGAAGTACTGCACTATTTTCATCAAACTCTACGTTACTTCTGCCATCAGGCAAATACCATTTTACTCGTTCACCTGCAACAATGTTCTTTCCAGTTCGTTCGTTATATAAAAGTCTTGCTTCATCAGAAAGCTCTACACCTGCTATACGAGTTCCTGACTGTGTATCTAATGCACGAGTTGACGGACTTAAAATCGTAGACTTATCTATATCTTCTGTGACTCCTCTAGGATATATAAGTGTTCTAGTCGGCTTTGAGAATGTTTTTGCAGAGTCACTAAAGCTTTTATTTCCTACTGCATGGCTCATAGCTACAGACGTTTCTAATACTTCAGCAAAGTTAAACTTCAAAAAGTCAGACCAAGTATTATAACGAGGTATTCCTCTACGGTATATACCTTCGTCTGGTCGTAGTTCAGGCGATGTTAAATCTTCTAATGCACGTCTAGAACGTCCGTCTCTTTCTGCTCTTAAGTAAATAAGATCGTCAGCAGCTGCACTTAAGCCAACTTCATCAAGTTCAGTATCAAGATGCATTCCACCATATCGCATAGCTTGTTGAACATCAAACTCTCTAATTCTATTAATAAACTGAGTTGTAACACTATCTGGTTGTGCGCCTAGTGCAAGATCTTCCATAGCTTTCTTTCTAAACTGTCTTAAGAAAGCAAGTTTTGGTGCTGTGTTAGTT